GGCCTGCCGTGGTGGGTACCGGCAAGAGGCCTGCGCCTACACCGGCACGGCGATGTTCGACAAGAAGAATCAGCCCACCGACAACCCCGCGCTGGACCGCTGCGGCGGCTGGTGGAGCAGCTGCAAGCTTCGGGGCAACACCCGCCGGTTTGGTGGATCCATGGGCGCGAGCCTGATAGCAAGTTCGAGGTAGCGATGCGCATCAATCAAAAATTGCAGGACGAGATCCGCGCTCACGCCGAACGTGTCTATCCGGCAGAGGCCTGCGGGGTAGTGATCAAATCCGCCTCCGGCCGTGAGTACGTGCCCTGCGGCAACCTGGCCACCACGCCGCGCGAACACTTCCAGATCGATCACAAGGACATGGCCCAGGCGGAAGACCGTGGTGAAGTGCTGGCGATCATCCACAGCCACCCTGACAAGGCGCCGGCACCGAGCATGGCCGACCGCGTCAGTTGCGAATTACATGAATTGCCCTGGGGCATTGTCGGATGGCCCGGCGGTGACTTCGAGTGGTTCAAGCCTTCGGGCTTCCAGGCGCCGCTGCTGGGCCGCGACTTCTCCCATGGTCTGTTGGACTGCTGGGCAGCGTGCCGCGACTGGTACGCCCGAGAGGCGGGCTTGCAGCTGCCGAACTTTGAGCGCTCCGATCTCTGGTGGGAGCAGAAAGACGGGCCGAGCCTCTACGAGGACAACTTCGCGGCCACTGGTTTCTACCAGGTCAACGAGGCGAAGCGTGGCGACATGCTGGTGTTGCAGATCCCGACGCCAGGCCGGGAGTGTTATTTCCCGAATCATGCTGTGATTTATTTGGGCGATGAGCCGGCGCTTACCAGCGAACCGGCGCCAAAGCTTGGAGGGTCTGGCCCGTTCATTTACCACCACATGCCCGGACGCCTGGCAGCCCGTGAAATATACGGCTGGTCGATGGCCAATCGCGTGAAGCTGATCCTCCGGCACAAGGACTACCAGCCATGACCATGCGCATCATCAAGCTCGGCGGGGTGCTGGGCAAGAAATTCGGCAAGGAGTACCGCCTCGACCTCTACGGCATCCGCGACGCCATGACAGCGCTGTGCATGATGAAGCCCGGCTTCGAGAAGTTCATGCGCGGTGCGGAAGAGCGCGGCATGGTTTTCGCGGTGTTCGTTGATGAGCGAAACCTGAGTCTGGAAGAGCTGGAGCTTGTTGGTCGAACTGAAGGTGATATCCGCATACAGCCGATCATTCAGGGCAGTAAGCAGGCCGGTTTGTTTCAGACCATTTTGGGCGTGGCCCTTATTGTTGGTGGTCTTTTCACTGGCGGCACCACATCGACGCTTGGCATGGGGCTGTTAGCCGCCGGCGCGGCGGTGGGTCTGGGCGGCGTGGTGCAAATGCTGTCACCTACAACCCAGGCAACAGCCGACAATCAAAACGACGACGGGAACAATCCCAGCTACGGGTTCGGCGGCGCGGTCACCACCATCGCCCAGGGCAACCCGTACCCGCTGTTGTACGGAGAGCGCGAGATCGGGGGAGCCGTGGAATCAGGCGGGATCTACACTCAAGACAATATATAGAAACTATATGCGGATACGGCTTGATTTTGAGACAGTAGTCGTGTTTTTTCTATTTGTTTTTGCTGCCTGTAACAGTATTTCCAGGTGGTGTGTTTTTATTGGATGTATTTGGGTTTAATTGTTTTTCGTTCGCTGTTATAAAAATAAAGGCTATATCTGAGTTTGTCTCTACGGCTTTTCCGTCACCCGAGAAAATTTTGCTGTTTTCAGCATTGGCTACTAGTGCGTTGTCCTCAAAAAATTTAACCATTCTTTCGGCTATATCTTTTGAGTTTGTGGAAGCGATGACGGCGCCAAGATAGAGCACATACCAAATTTCTTCAGCATTAATTTTACTAGTGTAGTTGTGTGGCTTGTTGTTGGTGATTTCATAGTCACTCATTCATATCTCCTTGAGGGTTTTTAGCAAATTCCTGTAGATGAGCTTACAAGTTATTCACGCTTTTAAAAAGCGTCTAGTAATGGATCCCGTTCTATTCAGCCAAACCGCGCAAGCGGTTTTTTGCATTCTGGAGGGCGCATGAGCGCAGTATCAAAAAAGGCGCCTCGCGCGATTTCTCCTAATCGCCGCTCGGTCATCGGCAGCAAAGGCGGCCAGGCCAAAGAGAAAAAGCCAAGCGTTGCCCAGAATAGCGTTCCGTCTATCTCGACTGCGCGCATCGTTTACATGTGGAGCTGGGGTCCGATCATCGGACCGGTCAACGGTATGCGATCGGTAAAGCTGGACGGCACGCCGATCCAGGCCGAAGACGGCACCATCAATTACCCAAATGTGAAGTGGCAGTTCCGCAATGGTGAGCTGAACCAGACTCGCCTGGAGGGAATCACCGAATCCAGCAACGAGATCGATGTTAAGCAGGAGTTGATCTACGGCACTCCATGGTTGCACAGCATCACCAACCCAGTTCTGGATGCGTTACGCCTGCGTTTGAGCTGGCCAACGCTTCGCAGCCAGGATGCCGCTGGCAACATCAATGGCGTGCGCATTGCCTACGCCGTCGATATCTCCAACGACAACGGCCCCTATGTGCAAGCACTGGTCTCGTTCGTTGACCGGAAGAATGTCACCGAATACGAGCGCGCTCACAGAATCGACCTGCCAGCGGGTAGCCGCTGGACTGTCCGCGTTCGTCGGTTGACGCCGAACGCAAACTCCGACCTCGTCGCCGATCAGATGGTGATTAAGGCCATTGCCGAAGTTGTCGACAGCGACCAGGAATATCCGCTCACCGCCGTGAGCGCAATCGAGTACGACGCTCAGACCTTTGGCGGAGACATCGCCAAGATCGCGGTTTTGATGCGCGGCCGGATTATCCGCGTCCCGACGAATTACAACCCTGAAACCCGGACCTATGCGACATCGGGCACCGGTACCAGCAACGGGATCTGGGACGGCACCTTCAAGGAGGCCTACACCAACAACCCGGCGTGGATCTTCTACGACCTGGTGCTGCACCCGTACTACGGACTCGGTGACCGTATCGATGCCACTATGGTTGATCGGTGGTCGCTGTATCGCATTGCACAGTACTGCGACCAGATGGTGCCGGACGGGAAGGGCGGCCAGGAGCCGCGCTTCACCTGCAACCTGTACTTTCAGAAGCAGGCCGAGGCCTACGCCGTTCTTCAGGATCTGGCTTCGATTTTCCATGGCCTAGCCTATTGGGACGGTAGTCAGATCGTTGTCAATGCCGATATGCCCGGTGATCCGGTCTACACCTACAACCAAACGCAGATCCTGAACAACGGCGCCATCAAGTACGAAGGCACCCGCGCGCGTGATCGGCACACCCTGTACATGGTGTCGTGGGATAACCCGGACCAAGGATTCGAAACCGACAAAGAGCCCGTATTCGACGACGAAGCGATGGTAGAGCTAGGCGGTATCGTGCGCGATACCACTATTGGCGCCATCGGCTGCACGTCCCTTGGCCAAGCGCAACGCGCAGGGCAGTGGGCGGCTCTCACCGAGAAGCTACAGACCCAAGGCGGCGTGTTTCGTGTTGGCCTGGATGGCGATATTCCGAAGCCTGGCCAAGTCATTGCCGTGGCCGATCCTATGCTGGTTGGCCGGAACAATGGTGGGCGGATATCGGCAGCCGCGGGTCGAGTCGTTACGCTTGATCGCGACACGGTTGTGCCGGTCGGCGCTCGGCTGATGGTCAACCTTCCCAGCGGCAAGTCCGAGGGGCGGGTGGTGAAGTCAGTTGTCGGCCGCAACGTCACGCTGATGGCCGACTACAGCGAGCAACCCCAAGCCGAGTGCGGCTGGATTCTCGACTATGAAGACCTGAAACTGATGCAGTTTTACGTCCGCAACGTAACGCGTCCAGAGTGGCACCAATTCCAGCTCGAGGTGATCCAGCATGACCCGAGTAAATTTCCCGCTATCGACAACGGAGCCGTAGTAGACACCCGCCCCATTACGGGCATTCCGGTCGGTAGCCAGGACGCGCCGGCCCGCGTAATGCTCAGCCAGAACGTCGTGATTGAACAAGGCATTGCTGTGACGGTCATGTCGATCGCGTGGGATGCGGCGCCGGGCGCCGTGGCTTATGACGTCGAGTGGAAGTGGGGTGCGCGCGAATGGATCACGGTCCCGCGCACCGCAGAGCAAATGGTCGACGTGCGCGGGATCTACTCCGGCCAGTACATGGCCAGAGTTCGCGCGGTCAGTGCACTCAACGTTTCCTCGATACCTACCACTTCGGCGCTGACCAACTTGGAAGGGAAGGTAGGCCTACCCCCGGCGGTGTCGTTCCTGACCACCACCAGCGAGCTTTTCGGTATCAGCATCAAGTGGGGCTTCCCACCTGGTGCAGAGGACACTCAGCGCACCGAGCTGTGGTATGGCCCGGCGAACAGCCTACCCGCTGCAAGCAAGCTGGCCGACCTGGCTTATCCGCAGGCCGGCTATCGTATGCAACAGCTGCAGGCGGGCGCCACGCTGTTCTTCTGGGCGCGCTTGGTCGACCGAACCGGCAACATCGGGCCGTTCTATCCGGTCGTGAACGGCGTGATGGGCCAATCCAGCTCGGATGCGGGACCAATCCTTGAGCAGATCAAGGGGCAAATCGCTGAGACCGAACTGGGCAAGACGCTGAAAGACCGCATCAACCTGATCGACGGCATTGGACCAGGATCGGTGAATGTCCGCATTGAAGAGGCGAAGCAGGAGCTTGAAGCGCTGATCAACGATATTACAGATGCGCTGCTCTATGATCCTGCGAAGGCTTACAAGGTCAACGAGATTGTGCGTCTTGATCAGCATCTGTACCAAGCAAAAATGGCTGTACCTGCTGGCAGCTCGCCGCCCAATGCGACCTACTGGACGGACATTGGCACTATCGCGCAGACGGTGAATGCGCTTGCTACGCAGGTGCAGCAGAACAGCGCAACGATCACCCAGCACGGGAACGACATCACGGCCCAGGCCCAGCAGTTAAGCGCTGTGAAGACGACCGTAAACGATCCAGTCACTGGTGTAAGTGCGACTGCAAGCGGTCTCAGCTCGCTCAAGACCTCGGTCACAACGCTTGACGGCAAGGTAACAACGACAGCGCAACGGGTAGATGGAATCTACCTACAAGTGAACCCGCCGCTTCAGGGCGATGACAGCGCCCTGATGGGGTCCGAGTCGGCCTATGTTGGCGTCTGGTCTACGCAGTCAGCTCTCATTGAGGGTGACCTGGTTCAGGGTCAGCGCACAGAGGCTGTCGAGGTAAAAACGGCAGCCAACGCCGCCGCTGTGGTGTCCGAGCAAACCGCTAGAGTCACGGCTGAAAGCGCGCTTGGATCTCGGATCGATACAGTCACCGCCGCGACTGCAACCAATGCTTCAGCAGTTCAAAGCGAAATCACTGCGCGGACCAATGCTGACCAGGCGCTTGGCCAGAGGATTGATACCGTTCAGGCGCAGACCTTGGCCAACGCTTCCGCAGTGCGAGACGAGATCACGGCTAGAACGGACGCCGACCAGGCGCTGGGGCAGAGCATCGAGACGGTTCAGACGACGGTCGGCAAAAACACACTCGCCATCCAGACCAGCGCTACTGCAATTCAAACGGTCGACGGAAAGGTCACAGGTAGCTGGTCGGTGCGCATGCAGTACGACACCGGTACCGGCCTCTACAAGTACGCCGGTATCGGGCTCGGCCTGGAGAACGGCCCGGGTGGACTGCAGTCGCAGTTCATCATTGACGCTGACCGGTTCGCCATTGGACAGGCCGGAACTGTGCCGTTCGCGGTGCAGGGGGGGCAGACCTTCATAAAATCTGCGTTCATCCAAGATGCGTCGATTACAAACGCCAAGATCGGTAGCTTTATCCAGTCCAACAACTACGACCCTGGCCTTATTGGTTGGAGGCTGAACTTCGATGGTACGTTTGAAATTAACGGCATCGTCGCCGGTCAGGGGCGTTCCGTTATGACAAACCGATCGCTGCGATTCTGGGATGTAAACGGAGTTAAGCGGGTTCAAATCGGAGATCTAACCGAATGACTAATGGCATTAGAATATGGGGGGCTAATGGGGCCTTGCAGCTTGATGAGAACTCTTTCACTGTAAGGGTTGTTTATTCAGCTCTTGTAACTAGAAACGTTGAGCGGCCCAATGTGACAAGGAATGTCACAATATCAATACCCGAGGTAAATCCATCCAGCTATATAGCAGTGTGCGTTCCTAATATTTCTTTCACTGGCGACCCCAGTGGTCAGGATGCCAGGAACTCGCAGTTCGATGCTCAGGTTGTGCAAGGTG